CGGACCTTGTTCGTCAGCCCGATCATGGCGTCAGAATGGGAGGTGACCGGTATCTTGCTGAGAGCCCGAGCAGGCTCTGCGATACTAGTTAGTGTGAATTTGGGTGACACAAAGCGCCGTGACAGCATGCTTATGGGTGCACCAGCAGGAACGACTTCGACCTTGATAGTCATGCCGACCGCAGCGGCGGTGGCAACGTAATCAGGTCCAAGCCTGGCGATACCATCGTCCCCAAATTTGGGGCCGATGGCATCCCATGCTGCCTCAGGGGTCAAGCCGCTCTCCCTATTGGCACAGTAATCCACGTATGAATTAGTCCAAGTGTTGAGGAGAGTTGTGTCGGCTGACCCCGAAGGGTTCATGTGGCCACTCACAAGCATTTCGCCATTGGGGCAAAACACCTTTAAGTTGACGTGGTCGCGCAAGATCGCCTTGATCTCCTCACGGTGTTCACGGCGGAACAAGCGTGTGAGGAAGAACCCGTACTGCTCACGGAGAAACGCAGAGATGGTGCCATCCATCTTTGAGAAATCCGTTTCAACACAGTCTTTCGAGCCAGAATACTCGCAGACGGCGGTGGAGATGTCGGTTGGCGATTTACCCACGACCCAAAAACGATGAATCTTCAAGAACTCCTTGGCGGGCTGTGTGTATTGGCCAAGTGCGAGGAGAAGATTTTGGGACGTGGGATAGATCATGCGTGCAGGCGCAGCCTTTTTGTCTGCACCAGCAACAGCCTCACCCTTGGTAAAAGCCTGGACCGTCTTGTCCTTGCGGCTTTTGCCAAGCATGCTGTTGCGGTGCAAACGAGCCTCCTGTGCCTTGTTCTTAACCATATTGTCCATGACCAATGCGGGGTCAAATGGAGTCAAGTTGGTTCGGTCTGGTGCTATGAATTTGTTAAACTCACAGGCATACCCCCTAAATCGTGATGGGGGTACTACGTCGTTCTTCACCTTCTTTACACGTTCCTCGAGTCCAGTTGTGACGTTAATCGCATCTGTGTTCGGGCCCGTGGCGGGGTCGATGAATGGGACGGCCGGCATGGTGAACAGACCGGGATCGGGGTCCTCGCTCTTCAAGTCAAGCGTGAAGTTAACGGGGTTCGATCCTTGAATGGGGTACTTTGAAGCCTCGGATAGGATGTATAAACCTGAGCGTCGTGGTAAGGTGATATCCTCACCCTTCAGTATATTCTCAATGGCCGAGATGCCATACACACCGGTTTTGCTTGACTTAGCTGTAAGCGCGGCGGTACGTATGGAATTCCAGACACGTAGTGGTATGTCGGCACAGTCCTCACTCTCAATACTAGCTTTCCTAATACTGACCCAGACCTCATTCAGGCGCTGGTACGAGCAAGAGACGATGTCGTCGTTCACTTCCACACCACCCATACGCCGTAAAGGCTCTGCTTTAAAC